CGGTGTGCTGGCCGGGCAGGGTGCCGCCAGGGCCGAACTGCACGACACCGGCACGCAGCCGGCGGACCTGGTCGGGGGTGAGGCCGAGCCCGAGCGAGGCGATGAACGCGTTCGCGTTCACCGGCCGGAACAGGGTGCCGCCACCTTGGTCCCGGGCCATCTCTTTCCGGACCCTGGTGATCTCCTGCTGCCAATGCCACACCTGCTGGGCCTCTTCCAGGGTGCGTTTCCCGGTCGCGGCCTGTTTCTGCCAGTAGCTCAACAGCGCCTTCGCCGTTTTCAGGTCGTCAGCGACCGTCTTTGTTGCCTGGGCGCGTTCGAACGCGAACTCCATCCAGCCGACCTTCTCCTGCCTTGCCTGTTCCGCCGCCTGCTGCGCCAGCTGCGTCCGCTCCTCGTTCTTGCCTTGGGTGTCGATTTGGTTCTGGATCAGCTGCAGCTGCAAAGCTTTCGTCTGCCCGTACTTCCGGATTGCTGTCAGGATCAGCTGCCGTTGCAGCTCGAGCGCGGCCACATCGTCGCTCAGACTTTTCGTCAGCTGCGCCTGCAGCATCGGGATGTCGGCGCCGCCGAGGAGGTTCTCCATCGCTTTCTGGCGTTTCTCGGCGACGGCGGCGGCGACCTGCGCGTCGGCCTGCAACGCCTGGTCTTCGAGGTGGAGCTGCCGGGTGATGTCACCGGTGACTTTGATCCTTGCCCGCAGCTTGCTGGCGATCGTCCGGTAGTCGGCGATCTGTTTGTCGAGGTTCGTCTTCAGACCGGCCCGGAGCTGGAGCCGGCCGATCGTGGCGTCGAACATCCGGTTTTGCTGCGCGAACGACGGGCCGCCGGCGCCGATCACGATCCCGCCCGCGGTCGTCAGGTCGCCCGGCTTCGGCTTCGGTGGCAGCAGCGCGTTCAGCGCCGCGCCTGGTTGCATGGCGGCGATCGCGTTCTTGGTCGCCTCCGACGGTGGCGGCAACGGCCGCGGGAACGCCCTGCCGATGTCGCTAACGAAGCGTTTAACGACGCCGTAGGTCGTGAGATATTTCAACAGATTCGCGTGAACCTTCGGGCCGGAGTTGTCGTTGACTTCTTTGAAGCCGTGAGCGATCGCGACCAGGCCGTCGGCGAACTCTTTGTTCTTCGTCGAAGACGGCCTGTTTCCGATCGCGTCCGCCATGTCAGTGAAGCCAGACACGGCCTGGGTGAGGACCGGGATCAGCTTGCTGCCGATCTTCGTCGCGAGGTCGTCGATGTTCGCGGTCAGCACACGGGTTTGGTTCGCGAGGCCTTCGGAGGTGCGTGCAAAGTCGCCCTGGGCGGTCTTGGAATCCTTGAAGATGATGTTGATCCGGGCGAGCGCCTTCTCCTGGTTCGTTAGCTGCGAAACGTGTGTCTTGCCGGTGTCCCGCAGTGCCTCCTGCTGCACCCTGGTCTCCGACAACAGCACGCCGTACTGACGCAACGGCTCCGACTCGCCGACGATCCCCGACCGGATCGCGTCCAGCGCGGACTGGACGTCGGTGTTGTAGAACGACGCCAGATCGGCCCCCAGTTGCGTCAGCTTCTCCGACTGTTTCGCGGCCTCTGCGCCGGTCAGCCCGATCGGCTTGAACAACGCGCCGAAGCTGGATGCGGTCGCGACCGCCTGCCGCTGCGAGACACCGAACGCGGCCGTCGTCGTCTGCGACCAGGCTTTCACGCCAGCGGCGGCTTGGCCGAACACGACGTTCGACTTCGACATCTGCTCGTTCAGGTCGGACGCGGCGGCGACGGACGCCTCGAGCCCTTTCGTGACGGCGCCGAAGGCGGCGCCGGCGCTGGCGGCGCCGAGGACGCCGCCGGCGATCTGTTTGCCGAGCCCTTTGAACGCAACGCTGGCGGTCGCGGTCGCCTTGCCGGTCTTCTCAATCCCTTTCGTGAGGCCGGCCGTCTGCGCCTGCGCCTGTTTGATCTGGCGGTTGTAGGCGGCGGCGTCGAGGAAAACCTCGACGATCAGCTTACGAGCCACCGGTCACCTGTTCTGTTCTGACACCCAGGCGTAGCATTGTTCGAGTTGGCGGGCGGTCAGCCCACCGAGGTCCTGCGGTCGAAGGTGACACCAGTGGGCGAGCCACGGCTGCCAGTAGCCGGCGGGATCGAAGGGGCCGGGGGCGGCGCCAAAGACGTTGACGAACCGCCGCCAGAACCGCTGACTGTCGCGTCGGGCAAAGGGACGTCGTCGGGCACCTCGACCGACACGTCAACGAAGACGTCGTTGAGTTTCGCGACCGGGATCGCGCCAACTACGGCGCGGATTTGTCTGCTGGTTTCGCCTGGTTCGGCCCGGGCGACCGACACGTGGATGAGCGCGGCGATGACGCCGGGGTTGAACCCTTCGACGTCGGCGATCTGGTCCAACCCCATTTTGGTGTAGTCCCAAACGATCATCGCTTCGGCGAGGGTGAGCTCGTCGAGGGTGGCGAGCTGGTAGGTGCGGCCGTTGACGTTGATCTCAGCCATGGTTGAACCTGTCGGCGACGTGGTCGAGGAGCTGCTCGAACGCGGCCATGGTGTCGTGTTCGTGCTGTTCGAGGGCGGGTTGCATCGCCCGGTTCATCAGCAGGTTGCCGAGGTTGGGGCGCTTGCTGGGATGGCGGCCGCGCCCCTTGTAGCCACGTTGGCGGGGGGCGACGTAGACCATGTTGCGGGTCACGCCGATCCGCATCCGTGACCAGCGAGGTGAAGCGGGCATGTGCCGGATCGACGACATCGCGAGCTGTTCGGCGTCGCGGCGGACCGGTTCGGCGATCTGCCGCATCCCGGCCCGCCAGCCCAACCTGAGGTCGCGGTTGGTGTGCGCGAACGCCGCGTTGACGTCGCGGAGCCCTTTGACGACGAACGGCACCTACTTCGCCTTCGCTGTGCCGGTGTCGGCCTCTTCCATGGTGGGGGCGGTCGCCGACCACTGGAAGGTGCCGCCGGGTGCCGGCTTGAACGTCGCCGTCGTCTCCGAGCGGGCGTTCAGGGCGCCGGAGAGGCCGTTGTAGTCGAAGAGGACGCCTTGGCCGCCGAACGCCGGGTTGGTGGCCGAGACCGCCGCCGACGTCGGGGTGACGTAGACGAGAGTGGTGGTGCCGTTGCGGTAGATCGGCTCGAGGGTGGCGTGCACCTGGGAGGCGGCGAAGTCGTTCTCGAACTGGATCACGATCGACTCGTCGGCCAGGCCGGGCAGGAACTCCCGACTCCCCGTGGTCGAGAAGCCGGACACGTCGACTTGTTCCTTGGTTCCGGGTGTGTCGACGTTGAAAGCGTGGCTGGACAGATCGACTGTCCCAACCATGACCTTGACGTCTTTGAGCAGGAATTTCGACAACGTCGATCACTTCCTTCCTTAGAGGATCGTTTGGAGCCGCCATTGGCAGCCCAACAGGGTTTCGCCGGACGCGTCCTGGTATTCGCCCCAGCCGGACGGCCCGTCCACGGTGGAGCTCTGGCAGGTGCCGCCGAACGTGCCGTCCGCTGCGAGGGCGGCCAGCACGGATTTGGAAGAGGCCGGGTCCATCATCTCCAGCAGCAGGGTTTGGCCGGAGTCGACGTCGAGGTCGGTGACACGTGCCCGGACGACGAACGCGGCCTGCCTGTCCAACGGGTCGAAGCTGTCGGGCTCCTGGAACGGGTCGGCCGGGTAGACATCGATGCTCGGCGGCGTGGGGTTGCGGTTCGCCGTCGCAGTTACTTGGAGGACGTCGATCTCGATGCCGAGTCGCTGCTCGAGCTGGGAAGCGATCCCGGCGGTCAGCTCGAGCAGCGACATCTCACGCGACCCCGTACCGGGTCCGCAACGGGTTCAGCCGCAGGTGGTGGCGGTGCCAGGTGTCGCGGGGCGACACCAGCGGAACCATGTCCGCGCCGGCGTTCTGGGCGCCGAACGGACGCTGGTGCGACGCCCACAGCTCGACGGCCCGGTCGAGGTTCACGGCGGCCAATAACCCGTACTCGGGTGTGTCGGGGGGCGGCGCGGGATTGTCAACTGGGTCGAATTCGAGGTCCCAGTCGATCTCCCGCGCCGCCACGTCGAGGTCGCGTTGCATCGCCTCCGCCTCGGCCGCAGTCGGGGTGGGCTTCTGCAGCACCCGTTGCAGCTCGGTGACCTCGACGTACG